GAAATTGATCGCAGACGGTATTCCTACCGAGATTATCTCTGGGGACGTAAGCGCCGGTAAACGCACGGATATTTTTACACGGTTTCAAAACACACCGGAACCACGAGTTCTGGTTATTCAACCACAGTCAGCGGCGCACGGGGTAACACTCACTGCTGCGGATACGGTGGTGTGGTGGGGGCCTGTTGCATCGCTTGAGACATACGCACAAGCTAATGCTAGGGTTCATCGCTCTGGGCAACGCCATCCAACAACGGTGGTACAGCTTCAGGGATCGTATGTAGAACGTCACGTTTATGAACTTCTTGACAATAAAATAGACGTACATACAAAAGTTGTAGATTTATATAAAGATTTGTTACAATAAGTAATAGTAGTGTGTTATAATTAAATCGTTATCACTTGGAGAACATCATGGACAATCAAGTACCTGTAGAGAAACTAGTAAAGATTTACATCAAGATGCGCGAGAAGCACGCCGAGATGTCGCACGAGTTCAAAGACAAGGAAGCAGCGCTGAAGGCGCAGATGGATAAGGTCAAGGCAGCACTTCTTGAGTTCTGTAAAGAGAACGAGATAGACAGTGTGCGTACCGCCGAGGGTTTGTTCTTTCGCACCGTCAAGCAAAGCTATTGGACAAACGACTGGGAAGCGATGGGGAGGTTTGTCGTTGAACACCAAGCCCCTGAGCTATTAGAGAAACGTCTTAACCAAGGCAATATGAAGCAATTTTTAGAAGAGCATCCCGATTTGCTACCACCGGGACTAAATGTGGACAGCCAATACTCTGTGACCGTAAGGAGAAAATAATGACACAGACGCCGTTAGTACCGGTCGAGAAAGTTGCGGAGCATTTCACCGTAACCGTATCGTGCATACGTGGTTGGGTACGACAAGGGAAAATCCCTAAGAGTACATATATTAAGGTCGGTAATACGTACAGGTTCAATATTCCTGCTATCGTAGATGCCCTGACAGCAATACCTGATGAAGAAGTAAAACCAGTGGATGAAGCACCAGTCAGCAACATCCCTGCCCCCGTTCAGCTTGAGCTGAATTTCAACCCTGATGATGACATCTAAGGAGAAGTAAATGACTGCTATGACTTTATTTGGTGGTACAAAATCGGCCTTGGCCTCACAACTGCAGGACAATTTGTCCGACACCCTTTCCGGTGGCAGTATGTCTGGTGGTAGTCGCCGCTTGTCGATTAAAGGCGGAGTATTTCGCGAGATGATCGGCGGTAAAGAATACCGAGTATCGGAAGAGCGTTCAATGAACGTTGTGATTGTTAACGCCGCACCAGTATCACGTATGTACTTTGCAGGAACGTATAGCGAAGGTGAAGTTACTAAGCCTACTTGCTGGTCGTCCGACACACAGAAGCCTGATACTGCCGTACCAGAAGATCAGCGCCAAGCATCACGGTGCCTTGACTGTAAACAGAATATCAAGGGTTCAAGCAGTGGTGGTGAGGGTCGTGCTTGCCGATTCCAACAGCGTATTGCTGTACAGGTCGAAGGCGAGATTGCTAAGCGTGAAGTGTATCAAGTCACGTTGCCCGGTATGTCTGTGTTTGGCGAAGGCGATAAGAACAAGATGCCGTTACAAGCATACGGTCGTCACCTCAAAGCGCACGGCGAAGCTCCCGCAGGTATCGTGACCGAGATGCGTTTTGACACCGCAAGTGCAACGCCGAAACTGACGTTCAAGCCTGTGCGTCGTTTGGAAGATAGCGAGATCGAAGTTGTGTTGGAAATGCGTGACCACCCCGATACGATCAAAGCCATCACACTTAACGTGTCACAGATGGACGGCGTAATCCCTGCACCGAAAGCTGATCTGTTTGAGACTGAGAAGAAAGCTGCTCCTAAACTTGAAGCACCGAAAGCTGAAGCCGAAGAGCCTATTGCTGAGCCTAAAAAGATGGTCAAGAAAACGGCTGCACCAGTAGAAAATAAAGCTGAGCTTGCTGACATTGTGGGTGATTGGGACGATTAAGTATCCCTAGGGGGGAAAGCGGATGCCGTCACACGGTGCAGCGAGTACCCCACACTTTTACAATGACAGGCGGGCGCAGCTATGGACACAAAGAGATTTCTTAGGACAATACTTGGTGACGAGGGATTTTACTGCGTTACCGGAATAGAAGAACTACATGGAGAAAAACGTGAACCAGACGTAAAACAAAAATTCTACACAGATTTAAGTGATGCTATAGACAACGCCCATGCGTTTGATACTACAAGACGTAACGCTTACTTTGCGCTTGCTACTTTTGTAGAGTCCGGCTCACGACGCAACACCAATGTGCATCAACTACGCTCGTTCTTTTTAGATTTGGATTGTGGTGCAAACAAAGACTACGACACGCAGTCTGCTGCGCTGACAGGTCTGCGGGCTTTCTGTAAAGAACTTAAGTTACCAAAACCCACGCTTGTTAATTCAGGTCGTGGCATACACGTATATTGGGCATTGGCTGAACCTGTTTCACGTGAAACATGGGTGCCTGTTGCCGAGCGGCTAAAAGAACTTTGCACGGAACATGGACTGCGGGCTGACCCCGCCGTTACGTCCGATTCGGCACGGGTGTTACGTGTGCCGGGTACACATAACCATAAAGATACACCGCCACGCATAGTGGAGTTTATTGGGGAAATTGCACCGGCAGTAGAGTTCGAGACGTTTAAAGATTTGCTTGGCGAGGGTTCGTTCTTACGCAAGAAGTCGTTTACCCCACGTGGGCCTGATCCAGTACTTGACCAGATGATGGGTAGCTTTCGTAGCCGGTTCAAGACGATCATGCTCAAGACAATTGACGGTAAGGGCTGTAATCAGTTGAAGTGGGTTTACGAGAATCAAACCACAATGCCGGAACCAATGTGGAGAGCAGGATTATCTATCGCTGCGTTCTGTGTTGATCGTGATAAAGCTGTACATAAAATATCTTCGAAGCACCCAGACTACACACCGGATTCGACAGAGCGCAAAGCAGATGCGATACGAGGGCCTTACACGTGCGAGACATTCAACGGGTACAACCCCGGCATTTGTGGAGACTGTGTAAATAAAGGCAAGTTTAAAAGCCCAATCACACTTGGGCGAGAGTTGGAAGTATCAGAGGAACCCGTAGAAGTAGAAGAGAAAGTACTCGACCTACCAAGCGCTCCCCTGCAGAAGTTTCTTATCCCCAAATACCCTGAGCCATATCGTCGGGGTGTCAATGGTGGCATATTTAAAGTTGTACGTAAGGACGATGAAGAAATTGAAGTACCTGTGTATCACAATGATTTATACGTTGTAAACAGACTCCGCGATCCTGAAATAGGCGAAGCGGTTGTTATGCGGCTACACCTCCCGAAAGATGGGGTGCGACAGTTCACGGTACCACTAACAGCAATCTACGCTAAGGAAGAGTTTCGGCGTCATATGGCTATGCAGGGTGTCGGTGTAATTAAAATGGATGAGCTTATGAACTACGTTTCTAAATGGGTCAACGACCTACAAATGACTACAACCGCTGCTGAAGCACGACGCCAGTTTGGGTGGACGGATGATAACTTATCATCCTTTGTGCTTGGGGGTACAGAAATATTTAAAGATCACGTTGAAGTCAATCCCCCTTCCAGTAGTACGCTTGGGTTATTCCCTGCGTTCGCACCGAAAGGAACATTGGAAGGGTGGGCTAAGACGGCAGACTTCTACAACCGTCCGGGTTTTGAGGTACATCAATACATGATGGGGCTATCGTTCGGTTCGGTATTGATTCAATATCTGCCGCTTAACAGTTCCGTGTTTCACTTACATAGTAAGGATAGCGGCCTAGGAAAATCCACCGCCATGTACGCAGGTGCGTCCGTTTGGGGCGATCCAGAAATCCTCGTGATGAACGAGCGCGACACAATGAACTCGAAGATGAACCGTATGGAGGTAATGAAAAACCTACCGTGCTTCTTTGACGAGATGACTAACACCGCACCGAAAGACCTGAGTGACTTTGTTTACCAGATCCCAAGCGGGTTTCAGCGCAACCGAATGTCTGTCAAAAGTAACGTCGAGCGTCTGCGTGGTATGCCGTGGAAGAACAACTGCGCGACTAACGGCAACACCGATATGCTTGAGCGTATCTCATCGTATAAGGCACTCCCAAAAGCTGAAGCGCAACGTGTCCTGTCACACCGCGCGCCGAAGATTGTGTTCCCAACTAAGTCCGAAACCGACGAATTTAGTAGCGCCATCAAGGATCACTACGGACATGCAGGGCCTATATTTGTGCAGTACGTGATGAACAATGTAGACGAAGTAGGTGAACTACTAAAGGCTACGCAGAAGCGGATCGACGTCGCAGCAGGTTTGAAGGCTGAGAACCGTTATTGGTCTGCACAAGCAGCGTCAGCGTTGACAGGGTTGATCCTTGCTAACAAGTTAAATCTTACACAGTACGACACCGCAGCGTTATTTCGGTGGATTATCCGCACCATGCAAGACGCAAACGTTGAGATGGAAACCATGGCGGGCGATACCGAAAGTATCCTTAGTGATTACTTGGCTGAGAACTACAACAACGTTCTGCGCATCAAGAGCACTCAGGATTTACGCAAGGACATCAACATCCCCGATGCCATCCCACGTGGCGCTATGATCGGGCGGTATGAGTACGACGTAAAGAAGATGTATCTGATTGTCAAACCGCTTAAGGCTTGGTGCGTTAAGCAGCAGATTAATTACAACGCGTTTACCGATAGCCTTAGAACTGGACGCATGAAAGCTCAAAAGGCTAAGCAGCGAATGGGTAAGGGTACGCACGTGAATCTGCCCGCTGCCGATGTATGGTTACTAGACTTTACGGATTTCATGGATGACGACAAAGAAAGTTCTTTCGTTAACTCGGCACCCGTTCTTGAGAAACCAACCGACGAGTAAAGTCATCGCCCCAGATGGCGTACAGATGCACGTGGACTGGGGCATTTTTCTTGTTGGTTCGTCTTTGTTTGTGCCCGCTATCAACACGGCTAAGTTAAAGCATCAGATGTATGCGATAGCGCAGGAGCAAGGGTGGAAACTTACCGCTGTGGAGCGTATTGAAGACGGGCGCTGGGGGGTACGTTTCTGGCGACTGCTGTGATAAAATACAAGCACAAGTGGCTTTGTCCGTTACTTGTTCTCCTTAGTTGTCCCTTACCCCTCGGTTTGTCCCCGGGGGGTTTTTTTAATCCTCGTTAAACTCTGACAGACTCTGCATCACATCAGAGTATCGCTTCTTGTTATAGACCACACCTTTTTGCATCATCATAGATGTTTGGGCGTGTTTCTTCATCGAGTCTTTGATTGTTGACCCCGTGATCGCAATCGTCGGATGCTTGGAATTAAACTTCACAATATCTTCCATCACATCCTGTGCTTCCGAAGCATCACCTAAGCGCGTAGCGGTGTAGAACTTACGCAAGAGTTTAGTTCTAGCTTCTGTTACAGCTTTATCCTTACCCTTCTCGTTGGCGTTAATCTCAAGCTGTCGGGTGTATTCGGCAGGGGCAAAACCAAATGCCTGACCTGCAACGTTCCATGCGCTAACTTCTTCCATGATCGGATCGCCACGCACGGTGGTAGCACCCTCGGAGGCATAGCGCAAAGCTTTGAGGCCGTTACCGAATGCAGCGGGTAACATCTGCTCGATACCACGGGAAACTTCCCCATCATTAATCATCTTTATGCCCCGCTCGGCGCGTAGCGCAATACCTAGTGCAGGGCCTCCAAGCATCTCAACCATGGATAGGATCGTGGACTGGTCGGGCTTTGAGTTGTTGTCACGGAAGAGCAGATCACTTAACCCAACACGCGAACCAATCTCAAGTCCAGTGATAGCGTTTAACCCACCGCTGTATGCAGTGGCACCGACCCACTTGTTTACGACTGTGCGGAAATCATCCTCGTCATCGTCTTTAGCCATGTCGTATAGGAGTGCGGCAACACCAAACATAGGTACGCCACGCACTCCGGCAATCAACGCAGCCGAACCGAATATACCCCCGATCTGGCGCATAGCGGCGTGACGCACTTCAGCATCCTGAGACTTCAACGCTTCACGTGCTGTCTTAAACATCATGTAGTACATGGATATACCATAACGTTTATACATAAGCGCAACCGAACCGATCGCGTTCTGTGCAATACGTGGCGCACCAGCAGTAGACGAGCTGCCGTTAAGCAAGTTGGTCATATGGATCGCATTCATCGCCGCAGCTTCTTCGCGTTCGGTCTTGTTCATACCTTTCTCAGCAGCGGTAGGTTTAGTCTCCATACGCTTAAGTTCAAGGTCATACGTTGCAATCATACCGATCTGTCGGTTCATGCGCTCACCGTGATGGAACACAAACCCAGACACCGCGTTTACTTTATCAAGCAACGGTACGCTACCATCAACGTTCAATATATCCTGTGTTAATGAGCGACCGAATACGCCGTTATCACCAGCAATTCGTGCCAGTGTTGCGTAGTGTTTCATTTTCGCAGGGGCTTTACTGAAGTCGATGTTCTCCAACGATGGCGCTGCGCGTGCTTCAGTATCTTGCCCTAGCAAATCTTTATCTGTCCGGCTAAGACCACTACCCATAAACACACGGCTTGCTCGGGCTACCGCAGAAACAGTATCTCCGTATCCGTACTTACCACCTAGGTATGGCACCACAACCAACGGAATTTGGGTTAGGTTAACCAGTGCAGAAGAGACGTTAAACCCGAGGGTCATGCCGAAAGCAAACGTCTTGCTAACTTGCGACCACGCTGGGTTATCTGGATTATTTGCTAACTGAATACGCTTATCGTACTCATCCGCAAACGCTTTCGCAGTGTCATCTCTGCTGGCTTTAGCCGTCTCTTGCATCCTAGAATTAAGACGGGACAACTTAGCACCGTACTCTAAGTTTACTAGCTGACGACCAATGGCAGGAGTGCGCAAGCGCATGGCGCTTATAGCATCTGCGTTAAATCCCAACACGCCCTCACGCTGCCGAAACGATTGAGCAAACGCTGTTTCAGGCATCACGTTTAAGAACAGATTCATAATCTCTTCGGTAGTCGTGTCTGATACTTTGTTTAGCTCTAAGGTCTGCAGCACACTACTCATAAACGAACCGCTAGGCGCGTTACGGTAGGTCTTCATTGTCGGCTTAGCAAACGGCTTAATATTTTTTGCGCTAGGATCTTTTTTCAGTTCCTCCATAGCACGGGCACGGGCACGGGGAGTCTCAAACGCTTCTACATACTTCTCTGTAGATTTACCGTCTGGTGCAAGTGCTGTGTACTCCAACCAAAAATCGCCTATACGAGTCAACGGGAAGTACGGCTCTATCTTGCCAGCGTTGTCCATGATTTTGCGCAGCGCATCATTAACGGCTTTTGCGGCACCGGCACTACCCATCTCACCGTCCATCTTGACTTTGAGTAGATCAGCAATCTTGTCGTACAGAGTTTTATACGAATCGCGCAAGTTGGTGTACATCTTCTGCCCATCATCACCGAGAGCTTTCCACTTGGGCGCTAGCTCTTTCCACGCTTTAAGTTTCTCTGGGTCGTTCTTGTATGTAGCCTCTGGCTTGCTAGGGTCTACCTGCTTGAGCGTACTGGTGTTTACAACGTCGTTAAAGTTGGTGATCTTAGCCTGTGGTTGTTTCGCTGCCCACTGCTCTGCACGGGTAAGTGAGGCGTTGACCGCCTTGGTGAGCTTTTGTTCTGCACCACTACGAGCGTTGATTAACTTCTCGTACTCAGGAGCTTCGGGTAAATACTTAACAGCAATGTCTTCGAGCGCGTTACTTGGCAGTGACATACGTAATGCTTTCTTTGCCCAGTCAGGCACACTGCTTGTAAATACCTTATGGAAGTTATCCACTGTACGTTCAGTAAACGCGGGGAGTGCTTTATTAACTTTGCCAGCAGCGGTCAGGAAAGCAACAGGCTCATAGCCCATACCCAACACGGCGTCAGGTGCAGGAGAAATAATAGATGCAATTAGACGGTCGGTTTCGTTCATAACCGAACCCAACGCTTTAGGCTGTGCACCGACAAGACGGCGCAGCATGTTGCCAATAATGTTACCGAACCGCGCCAGTGCAGAAATACGCTGACCAGATGGCATGATAGTATCTAGCTCGGTACGGAACTCCATGTTGCCGAAAGCTTCAGCAACAAACTCATCAAGGCTTGAGGCACCGTAGGCTTTACCGAGCTTGTCTTTTACGTCGTTAAACAACTTAGTCAGTTGTTTAGTAACAGGATGGTTTGGGTTGCTAAGTATCCGTTTGGTTGCAGCATGCACAGCTTCGTGCAATAGCGTGTGTCCGGTTAAACCGCCATCAGTGTTAATAAACATCTCGTTGCGTTTAGAGAAATATCCACCAAACACTTCAACATTGTCTTCCCCCGTGCGTTCTTTAATAACACGCTTTAACTCAGCATCGGATACTACAAATACTTTCGTGGTACCAAGAACGGAAGACAAGAGCATTGCGATACGCCCAGCTACACCCTTAGTCTCTTTAGCGTATGCACGCAGCGCACCAACAAGATCACCCGCACGGAGAAGCTTTTCCACCGCAGCAGATAGCGGAGGAGTAATTTTGGTGCTTTCGGTATTGATAAGGGGGTCGAACTTTTCATCTTTAGGAAGTGGTTTAACACTTCCATCAATCGGCGCATCGAACGCGCTAACTGGTTTCCCTTTAGCTGCTACCGGCGCTGCTTCCGTAGTTCCTTTCTTAGGCGTTTTATCCAGAGCTGCTTGAGTTTGCTGCACCAGTGAGGCAAACGGGTCTGCCGGAGCTTTGGGCTCCACTTTCTTTTCTGCGGCTTTGGGCGCTTCTTTCTTGGCTTCAGGTTTCTTAGGCGCTTCTTTCTTTACTTCGGTATCTTTCTTGGCTTTTGAGCTAGGGTATTTAGTATCTAAATAACCTTCGTTAAACGCAGCATGCTCAGCAGTACCTTCAGCGTAAGGAAAAGCTATCGCAGGGCCTCCATCTTTAGCGTACTGCGCTCCTTCAGCGTAGGCGTCTTTTTTACTTACTGCATCGGACTTACCTTTTGTTCCAGCAGTGTCAGATTTAGCGCGTCCACCAGTATCTGCCAGTCGTCGCTGTCCAGCCCCTGAAACTCCTGCGGCACCTCCCGATACTGCGGCTCCAGTTGTACTGCTTGATCCAGCCACTCCCACAGGCGGCTGACTTGTTCCGGGCTGAGCGGGTGGCTTAGGGGTAGGTCGCTGATTAGCATCTTGCGCTCCCTGTGCTGGAGATTTAGGTTGAGGTAATACACCACCTCGCGGGCCAAACACCTCACCTTGACGTGTAAATTCTGATTGCTGAACCACGTCTTTGATTGCTTGTCTAGTATCGGCAGGTAGGTTTGGGTTTTGTAGTGCAGCACGAAGTTCGGTGTTAACTTCCTGATTCTGCACTGGGTCGTTCATATTTTTACCGATCAACCGCTTACGCAGCGCCGCGGCTTTTGGTAGCTTAAGTACGTCGAGAGATTGCTCAGTGATAAGAGCCGGAGGCTGGCTAGGCGCTGGTGCTTCTGGTTCAGGTGCAGCTTGTTTTGTTCCTTTCGGCCTAGCAAAACCGGGCAACCCAATTTGTTGAGGTTCTTGTGCACGAGCGGGCTTGTAGACATCCATCTCGCTTGAAGAGGTTTCAGCAGGTGCAACTGGCTCGGCAGCACGTACATCGTACGCACGTTGGATAAGTTCACGCTCACGTGGAGTGAACTGGGTATCTGTAAATCCAGCAGCTTGCAGTGCACGACCGAAAGCTTTGGGGATGTTTGTTATGTTTGTATCCGCCACCAAGGGTAACAAAAGCCCTAAGCGATTATCTTCAGTCGTACGCTGACGGGTCTGTTGTAGACGCGCATCGGTTGCAGCAAGGTCAGACTCAAACTTCAAACGTTCTTGTTGGGCGGCAACGGCTCCAGCTTCGCCTTGTGCAGCGCGTTCTGCTTGCTTAGCACGAGCATTTGTTACCGCCTGCGCGTTCTGATCGGCAACGTACATCTCAACTATTTGCTGCTCTTGAGTGCGCCCACCCACTAACGGTAACGCACCTTGCCCAGCAGGAGTAGCCGAGGTAGGTGTAGCCAAGGGGGCAGCGCCCGGTAACTGCATATCTTCTGGCGCAATTGCAGCGGGTTGTGTCGGTGCAGCGCCAAACAAATCTTGCCCACCTAAGTCCAACTCACCCTGTCCCGGTGCAACACCAGCGGGGGTAGGTTCCACAGGGGCGGTTGGTTCCGGCGCAGCAGGGCCTTGCATTTTCGCAAGAGTTTCTTGGGCTTGCTGTAACTCTGTGGGGAACATCTCCGTCTGAGATGAGTACTGCACTGGTCTATCGGCAGGTTGTGGATTATATTTTGATAATTCGTATCTAGCCAGATCTTCGCGGGTCATCGCCACTGAACCGTCAGGCAATGGCGTTGGATAAAATACGTTTTCCGCACCTAACAGAAGCGTACCTCTTTTAGCCTCTTCTTCCGCGATTCTGGCTTCTTCCGCAGCTGTGCGTCCGGCTTCGATACCTTCTAACTTTGACCGTGCACGACCACGCGCACCGACTCCAGCCACTCCACCGAATGTACCGCCGAGTACAGCGCCACCAATGAAGCTTTGGATGTACTCATCCCGTGCATCCGCATCGAGAGTACTGATGTCCGCTTGTAAGCGTTCAAGGAATTGTTGACCAACTTCAGTCAGACCCTCTACACCAGCGACCTTACCGCCACTCATACCAACGTTTGTTAGTAGGTTGCGTTGAGCGATAGCTTTAAGTTGATCTTCTGATAACTCTTTACCAGCAGATTTAAAAATGCGGTTAATACCGGGCAGCATCCTGAACGACACCACGTCCAATAGCGCCATAGGTACAGCCGCAGCACCCGCATTCAGTAGGTTGGTATCAGCTAAGCCAAGACCTTTTTCTTCCATCTGCCTAGACAGGTTGGAACCCGTAAACTGCGCAAGGGACGCCAAGCCAGCAGCACCAAGGCCCGCGACAGCAGAAGTTACACCCAGTGCGCCTGATACCGGAGCAGTTGCAGCGATACCGCCAGCAATAAGGGGAGCCGCCATATACGCAGCCGAACCACCAAGAGTTTCCTTAAACTTAGTCCATGGGGATTCTAGCCACCCTTCTTCAGTACCCTGAAATATTTCTGCTGCACGTTGTTCTTTCTCGGCTTTAAACTTCTCAGCCGCATCAATATCAACTATGCCAGTACGTCCAGCGACACCAGCAATGTCGCCCTGCAAACGCTCAAAGCCCGCACGGGCAGCGGCTTTGAAACCACCTTCGGGAGTAGGTTTTGCGGCTTCTTCTAATGCAAGGCGATACGCGCGATCAGTAGGACTTTCTTCCTTTTGTTGTTGCTGTTGTAGCGAAGGCAGAATCTTAGTATCAATAGCGGTCTTGATTTCATCCTGAGTCATTTCATCAGGAAAGTTCATAGGCCCGAAGCCTTCGATATTGATTGTCTGCATTACACGTCCTACTTAAAAGTGCCGGTGCGGGGATCGTATGTTGGGACATTGCCACCAGAAACCGGGCTTAACCCCATCATAGTGGATTGTCTGTTTACGATTGTACCTATTTCATCCATAAACGGCTTAGTCGCATCCGCTAAGTTTTTAGCAATTCGGGCATCTAAAACATTTTTTTGCTTTCTCTGATCCGGTGTTAATTTATTCTCAGGAATACCGTACAACTGCGTGTACATAGGATCGCGCTCTACCGAAGCTAAAACCCTGTTACGTGCAGCATCTACCTTACCGAGAGCATCCTGTTTAAGAGTTTGTAAACGATAGAAGTCATTGGCTTTCTGGGTTTCCCCCTGCGCGGTCATACGTTCAACAAACTGCTGCTGATTTTGTTGAATTTGGGCTTCACGAATACGAATTGCTTCTGAGTTTTGGAACGCTTGCTGTTCCCGGTTGAGTTGCGCCTGCTGTTCGCGTGACAGGCGAGCCTCGGTAGTAGCTTCTCTACTTGCACCGGCGCTGATACTTGCCGCTTGGATCTTACCTTGGAAGTCAGTCATAGTATTAAAGTACTTACCGTACATCTCAGCAGCGACTTTCTTGTTGCCTTGCTTGAGCGACAACTGGTACTGGTCGAATGCGCTCTGCGCATCATCGGCAGCTTCAATAGCTTTGCGGGCGTCAGCAGAAGATTCGAAGTACTTCTTACCACCTTGCTCGGCGAACCGACGTGCGCCATCGGGTAAGTTAAACCCCCCCATCATTGCCAAACCGCCCGCAATTAACACATCAGACGTAATTCCTTTTTCTTGCTTCTCTGCACGGGACATGCGGCGCTCAGTGCGCTTACGCATATCGTCAAG